CCTACGATGAACGCTGTTAAACCACGATCGTAGTTCAAGCTGATCATTTCGCCAATTAGCTCTGGATATCCTGGGCAAGCTAACAGGTTAAACACACGTGATTCTTCATCACGGATCTGTTGGTTACTGTTAACTAGAGCTTGTAGTTTCTGTACTACTACTTTACGTTGTGCCTTGCGACCAAATGTTCCAGCGCCGTTTTCTTGGTTGCCAGCTTCTGACAACCAACGATGTGGATAATAGTCAGTCATTAGTTCGTCGTTAGCAGTTCTAAAGTTACGTGCAAGAATATCTACGTAGTTGCGTACAAAACGTTTAACGTTGAATCCTGAACGGCGTAAGTTCCACATCAGCATACCCTTTGGATATAGTGCTGGATCTGGACAGTCAAAGTCAACAAAGTTATTGTCTAGTAGTTCTATTATAGAACTAGCAGTTTCAACACGACCTGTAGTATTCCAACGTGCATCTGCAAACAAAATACCGTTTTCAGTTGATTGATCTGAATTGTCAACTAATGCCCACTTTTGAGTAGCATAGTTGAATTTGTAAATCATCGGAAAGTTTTCTAGGTCGCTGGTGTCAATCCATAGATCACCGTTAGCTAGGGCTGTTCCATCGCTTTGTGTTAATGGTGCAGTAGCACTAACCATTGGACCTTCTGGATCTGTACGATCGCCACCGCCTTGATTCTGAACTAAATTATTATAGCCAACCCACTTATCACCGTCATGAATCATCATGTCAACTTCGTCAATTAAGCTATTATACCATAGTTGTCCGTCAGCAGTTAAACTCTTTGGAGAATCTTCTCCGGCAGTATATGTTAAACCTTTCCATAGAGTTGCCACAAAGTGTCCTGCGGCTCCATCTGGATGATTATATAAGTTTGCAGTTGGTGCTGAACCTGATGTGGTAAATCCTGCATCACGGAACGCATCAGCAGTACCGTCAGTGATATAAATTTCACCACCTTGGTTGTGCTGAATTACAATTCTGTTTGCACTGTCAACACTGGCTACAATACTTGTTCCAACTGGCATAACTGCGTTGATAGCCGCGGCAACTGTTTCAGCGTCGTCAACTGTGCCAGCTGTAGTAAATGTAACAGTTACGGCTGCACTCAGTGCGGTTGAACCTTTGATGCTTTCACTGATAATAAAACTGCCTGCACCTGCAGAGAATGTTCCAGAAGCAACTACTCCTGAAACAATCTTAGTTTCACCGGCTGCGGTTCTTCTGTAAATTTTAAAATTAGCTTCAATATCTGCACCAGATAATTCAAAATCATTAAACTTTGCATACAATGTGCCTGTAGCTAAGTTGATTCCACCACCGCCTGCATCTAAGCTGGCTAGCGCAGAATGTCCGTTAGCGTATAACGGGCATTTAATTTCTTCCCATGCGGCTGTCGAACTGTTGTAACGCTTTACTCTTACACTTGCACCTAGGTTAGGTTCAGTAGTTTTAAACCAAACTGAGCCTGTTGGGCGAGGATTTGCGTCTGTTAATTTGAATAATGGCACACTGGTGTGTGCTGATATTTGTAGTTTTGGAGCATAGTATGTACCAGTTTTGATACCTACTGGGCTAGCTGTTGTGCTTACGCCTGCTAGTGTTCCACCAACTGTTAGTACGTCAACATCACCGTTTAGGTATAGTTCTAGTTTACCATTAACTGCGGCTGCTGTAACACCTACAACAGTTGAGCCAATTGCTGCCACTAGTGTAGATAAACTTGTTGCGCCTGTGATGCTTGTGCTGTTTAACACTAGTGTATCTGCTGAACCAATAGTTACAGGAACTTTTGTACCTGCTACTGCTGGCCAGCTCTTAGTCCAATCATTTGAACCAACTTGCTTCCACTGACCTGAACGGTTTTTATAAAATAATTTGTTTAATGTTGTAGTGGCAACAATAGCGTAGTCGCCATTTGCACCAACTGAACCCTTCGGAGCTCCGTTAGATACTTTAGTAGTATCAGTAATAACTATAGGAGTCTTTGATACAAAAGTTTGTCCGTCTGTTACGCTGGCATCGCTGGCATTCCATTCAAAAACACCAAATGATGTGCCTGCTGTATCAAACCAATGTGTGCCGTTAACTGGTGCGCCTGCTGGAGCAGATGCAGATGCATCTAGCTGTGCTAAGTCAATGTCAGCTCGCACTACAAATGCACGATTGCTAACACCTAGATAACTGTAAGCAGTTTGCAGACCGTATTCGTTTTGTTCGCCTGCGTGGATAGGGTTATTATTCGCATCTGTCTTGAAAATAGGCGTGCCAAATGTGTCTGCAAGGTCTTTCTGACTAGTCAGTAAATACACCTGCCCAGCTGTTGCTTTAGCTGTTCCTGGAGCAATTCCAGATCCAGATCCATTTTGCTTATTCTCTTCAGAGGCAATAATAATTAAGGGAGTTGTACCTGGGGCAGCTGGTGTATAGAAACTCTCATCTATTACGCTAACGCTTACGCCTGGTGAACTTAGTTGAGCCATATTAGTAATCTCCATGAATACATGTTCTAATTGTATTTATGGTGAAAGTACTTTTTGAGCTGATTATAACTATTAAAAAAGGGGGTAAAAAGGTGTAAATAACTGCATGAGACCACTTTGTTCATGCGGATTGCGGCCGTGCGCAGTAAATTATCGCAAAGGAAAGAAAACTTACTATCGTAAGTTATGTGAAGCTTGTTTATATAAAGGAAGCAACGCCGGCTCACCTAAATGGTTTCGGTCAGGTTACAAATTAAAAAACATATGTGATAAGTGTGGATTTAAAAATCCACACAAAGAAGTTTTTAATGTGTTTCACGTAGACGGCGATCTAAATAATTGCCGTGTGGCTAATCTTAAAACGGTGTGTGCAAACTGTCAGCGGGTTTTGCATAAAGAAGGGGTTCGCTGGCGGCAGGGCGATCTTGTACCAGACCTTTAACCTGCGTAAACAGATCGTTAATACTTCCGTTGTTATCAAAGATATGATCAAATTTAGTTCCGACCCATGCAGTTTCACTAGCGTGAATCTTTTGTTCAGTTAACCAAGTTTTAGCACTGCTTTTTCCCTTATTGGCTTGCAAAGCAATATCATACCAATGCGGGCGAATTCCACGTTCAACACAGACAATTTTACCGCCTGCTTCTTTAATTGATTTAATTTCGTTAGGAAAGCGACAATCACTGATAACAATATCGTCCTTGCTGTTTCGCAGTTTATTTTCTAAACTGGCAATCCAAATGTCATCGTGAAATGCTTTGCGGCATACTTCAGTGCCCCAATATTGTAGGATCCAACGCGGTGTAAGAGTTGGAATGTCAAGTCGTTCTGCCCACCACGGATCTACTTGTTCACGCCATTCACGAGCGGATGTAGTACGTCCTTCAAGCATAGTTCTATCCCAACCAAACACCTGAGCAACTGCGTCTTTTAAACTGTTGGCAAAACTTTCACGCCTAAAACCGTGGAAATTTGTAAGATAATCAGCAACTGTATCTTTGCCGCTACCAATGAACCCGCATACACCTATGATCATAAGAACCCCTGTAATTTCTGCTATTATATAACAGATCTATTACAGGGGTCAATAATTTGTTAGCCAATTACAAAAGTTAGAGGTGTTCCGCCTGGAATCATTTCGTTGATTTCTTTTTCTAATTTTTCAACTTCTGATTGCCCGGCAGTTAATAATGCGCCACCGTTCATTTGAATGGCTTGTCCCGGTCCTGCAATGCTTGCAAACTTGCTACGAGCTTCACCTAGTATTAGTTTGCAAACTGCTAGACTATAGTCATACAACCACTGTTTGGCATATGTATCTTGCAATAGCACAAAATCTGGTCTAAAATTATGTGTTCTTAACATAATTTGCTCTTGGGTAGCAAACGGTCTTTGCAAGATTGTAAGAATGTGACTTGTAGGTTTCCACTTAAATTCTATAAAACTACCAAACATTTTACCTACTAATTTTTGGTATCCGGAATACAATTCATAAGTTGCTAGACCGCCCATCATGCTTGAACTCAACAAATAAGTGTTAGTATATGCTAAATTAAACGGCTCAAACAGAGAACCGCCTGCGCCCATGCCGCTTCTACTACCAATTGCTCTACGGTAGACACTTTGTACTTCGATAACTTCGTCGGGCAGTCTGTATTCGTTAACATCCTGCTGAAGTTCTAGAAACATATAGCTTTCTTCAACAGCATTACTACTTCTTTGTCTAAATTTACTAAGCGCCCTATTAAGTGCAGTTTCATAGTGAATTGGATCTAGCTCGACTTCAACCATTCCGGAGCCAAGCATGGCTTGAATGTAGTCAAAGACTTTTTGGCGTTCTTGTTGGCTCGTTGTAGCGTTAGTATCAGGCATATTTGCTCTCCCTACATATTTAGCTGGCGATAAATATGAGTATGCCGCGAATATCACTATACAAACCCGAACGAGGGCAAGACTATAAATTTATAGATCGTCAAATTTCTGAAATATTTCAGGTTGGCGGTACAGACGTGCATCTGCACAAATATTTAGGTCCTGCAAATCCTACCGAACAGTCTGCAACAGCAGACCAACCCCATTACGTTAATGGGGTCAAAGAAACAAACATTCAAGATCTATTGTTGTTAGAAAATAGAGATAGAAAATATGATCCTAGTATATACAGAATTAGAGGTCTGTACAATGTACAAAATATTGATTTTAATTTAAGTCAGTTTGGGTTGTTCATTGATAACGACACATTGTTTATGACTGTACATATTAATGATTTTATTAATTATATTGGACGCAAACCGCTCAGTGGTGATGTTATAGAATTACCACATCTGCGTGATGAGTTTGCATTAAATGATTTTGATATTAGCTTGCCTAGATATTATGTTATTGAAGACGTAGGTCGTGCAAGTGAAGGATTTAGTGCCACATGGTATCCGCATTTGTACAGATTAAAATGCAAAAAGATCACTGACAACCAACAGTTTTCTGATATACTTGATCAGCCTGCCAAAGAAGGTAGCAATCAAACTCTCCGTGACTTGTTAAGCACCGCGGCAAAAGAATTAGCTGTCAACGACAGTGTATTGTCACAGGCAGAAGCCGATGTTCCCCAAAGTGGATTTGAAACTAGACAATACTATACATTGGCGGTTGATCCAACAAATGGACAGCCTATCTTAGAAACAACCACAGGCGGAGATACTGAGCCGGGAGTTCCGAGCCGTGCTGGTTACAGTGGATATTTGTTAGGTGATGGTTATCCGCCTAATGGTCATAGCTTTGGTCATGGCATTCAGTTTCCGCAAGCTCCTCAAGACAATGATTTTTTCTTACGTACTGATCTATTACCAAACAGATTGTTCAAGTATGACGGGACTCGTTGGGTAAAGATTGAAGATAAAGTTAGACACACCCTAACTAACAATGACACTAGACAAACTCTCAAGACTGGATTTATCAACAATAAAAACATCACCGGAACAACCGTGGTCCAGGAAGGTGTTGATAGTCCAGTAGCTAATACTCTTACTATTCAAACAGCAATACCTTATACTGCTGGTATGGGCGGCAAGGTGTTCATTGGAGATTCAAAAGTACAATCAGTAGTAATTACATCTGGTACTGGTGGCAACGCATTAATTACCATGGGCGAAACTGCACCTGCTGGTAGTAGTGTTCA